TAATGGCACCTACAACATTACATTAATTCCAACTCCTACTACATTTAAATATGCAAAAACAAATGCAAACATTGCAAGCGTTGCTTCAGGTGGCACTGCTACACCAGGTAGTACTAGAAAAGTAGGGGTTTGGTTTGGGCAACCTGACCAGGAAATTCGTGCCCAGTCATACCCTTACATTACTATTGATATGGTCGATATCTCTGAAGACTTCTCTCGTGCTATGAGGGGCAAGGTAAAGCCAGCGTATTTAACTAACCCAACAGTCATTGGCGAAAGTACTGCTTGGGATAATGATGAACACAACTGGGAAATTAACTATCCAATTCCTGTAAATATTGATTACCAAATTACTTCATACTCTCGTCAACCACGTCATGATCGTCAAATTTTATCTCAATTGTTATTTACAAAAGTTCCACTACGGTTTGCTGTGTTAAACACAGGGCCAAATACTGTATTTGGAACTACTCGTCGTTTAGACGTTCTTGATATATCTAAGAGAGATATTACTGAACAAGGAAAACGACTGTTTGTAAATGCTATGACAGTCCGTGTCTCTTCTGAGATTGCGCCTGAAACATATAACAATCTGTACAAAGTGTTGCAAATAAACGTCACAGGTACAACTGGAAGTCAGACCCTTGGTCGCTCTCAGTTCACTACCATCGATACGTACACTCAATCGGCACCATAAGGTCCCTCCCCCAAACTAGTTAGGAGAAAAAATGGCTTATAGCCGTCCAGGTGTTTACATAAGTGAACGCCTACTACCACCAGTACTCCCAAGTGGAGTTACTGCAAATGCTGCTGGCGCAATTGTTGCACCTTTTGCACAAGGCCCAGAAACAATAACCCTTGTTAATTCTTGGTATGAATTTACCAAGTACTTCGGAGGTTACAACGCAACCTATCCAGCCACCTTCCAGGTTGGTTTGTTCTTTAGTAATGGTGGACGTGAACTCTATGTTCAACGTCTGCTTGCGGCTAACGCTGTTGCTGCTTCTAGGAACTTAACAGATGGTGGCGGTGCAACTGCTGCTACTGTTACCTCAAAGAACGCTGGAACAGATGGTAACAACCTTCGTGTTGTATTGACTGCTGGTCAAGTTGCAAGCACTTATACACTTACTCTTTACAAGGAGTCTGGTGTAGCAAATGACATTTCTGATGACATCTTACTTGAGCGTTATGAAAACATCGTGTTTGATGATACTACTTCAAGTGATTATGCTCCAACAGTAATTAACACCGTTTCACCAAACATTACAGTATCTGTTGCTGGTGGTTATGCTGGTGCATCTATTACTCTAGCAACCTACCCACTAACAAGTGGTTCAAATGGAACTGCTACAGCATCTACTGATTACACTGCATACAAAGGAACTGCTAATTCAGTGTTTGAAAGATTTACTTCTCTTGACCGTCCACTAGTACTATTCCTACCTGTTGCAAATGCATTAGCATCTGGAACAGTTGGAGTATTTGATGCAGCAACCTCTTGGGCAGAAGAAAATAATGGCTTTGTTGTTATTGGAACTGACGAAAACTTAACAGTAGCAAATGCCGTTTCTTTTGCTGGATCTCTTACTGATACAAGCAACGCTGCTGTCTACTATCCAAACGTGTACATCTCTGATCCACTAGGACGTAGTAGTGGCGCTCTTCGTCTTATTGAGCCTACTGGCGCAGTTGTTGGTCTTTACCTATCAACAGATGCAAGCCGAGGCGTATTCAAGGCTCCTGCTGGTATCTCAACTCCAGTGCTAGGAATCGTTTCTGTAGAAAAAACATTTACATCTACAGAGTTAGATACTATGAATGCAAGTACTTCTCCAGTAAATCCAATTCGCCAAATTCCTGGTGCTGGTCTTTCTGTGATGGGTGCTCGTACATTAAAGCAAGATGGAACTGCAAACAAGTATGTAAACATGAGACGTTCTTTAATTTACATTCGTAAGAATCTAAAGAACCTAACAGAGTTTGCACTATTTGAAAACAATGACGAAAGATTGTGGGCCCGTATTAATACTAATATTGGTTCCTTCTTAAGTGAATATCGCAATCAAGGTGGTCTTCGTGGGGCAACCCAAGCACAGGCTTACTTTGTAAAGTGCGATGCAGAGAACAACTCAGATGCAGATATTGCAAATGGTGAAGTTCACATTCAAGTTGGTGTTGCTCTTCAATACCCAGCAGAGTTCATCGTCATCGACCTCAGCCAAAAGACGCTGAACTAATCCGAAGGAGATAATAAATAAATGCCTACAATCATTAATAATCGGTCAAGTTTAATTACCGATCCATTACGTAACTTTAGATTTTTAGTTACGTTTAAACCTATCCCAACAGCAAGTACTGCAACAACAAACTTGGCTGCAGCCACTACTTTTGGATTTACTTCAATCTCTGGAATGGCGGTTACAACCGACTCTATTCCTTACCGTGAAGGTGGATATAACACCACTGTTCACCAGATTCCAGGGCAAACAACTTTTGCTCCTATTACATTACAACGTGGTGTAATTCTTGGAACTAATCAAAACTATGAGTGGATGCGAAACCTGTTTGCTACAGTACAAGGTGGAGGAACTACCCGTGGTAAAGAGCAGAACTTCCGTTGCAACTTAGAGATTCAGGTACTGTCTCATCCAATTCCATCAGCGGGTGAAACTCCTCAGAATACTCCATCAGCAACCGATCACATAGCAATGCGTATCGAAGTCTATAATGCATGGCCAACCGCTGTAGCATACTCAGACCTAAACGCTGGTGATAACGCTTTACTTGTTGAACAGATGACCTTAGTACATGAGGGATTCAACATCAATTGGGCAGCATCTCTAGCAACTAGCGCACCAGCATTTACCGCATAATCTAACAAAGGATAACAATGACGAACACCATTAGTGCAGCGGCTAACCCCGCATTAGCAAATCAAATGTTAAATAAGGCGTTAACTGAAACGCCAAAAGAAAGAATGCCTGAAATCGTATCTCCTTCAGATACAACTGTTGAACTTCCTGGCGGCTATATAAACGCCGCTGGGGAGGTCATCAGAACTGCAGAGGTTCGTGAACTAACAGGTAAAGATGAAGAGATTATTTCTAAAACTAACAACTTAGGTAAAGCAATTTTAACTATCTTACAATTAGGAACCGTTAAAATTGGTAATGAACCATCTAGTGATAAGTTATTAGATGAACTTTTAGTTGGCGATAGAGATGCTATCTTACTTGGCATTATTAAAGCCACCTTTGGAACCACAGCAAAACTTCCAATATTCTCAGATGGCGAACAGAAGTTTGTTGAGATCGATCTTAACAATGACATTAAAACTAAATTCCTAACAGATCCTGTAAATGAACGCATGTTTATTGTTAAAGGTAAGACCGTCGAATACACAGTAAAACTGCCCAACGGAGTTGTTCAAAGAGAAATGATTAACAATGCAGATAAGACTCCTGCAGAACTAAGTACTCTTGTTTTAGAAAATACTTTAGTTCGTATAGGAGAGAATCCTGTATACAGCAAAGCACAAGTGCAAGCACTTAGCGTTGTTGATCGTAGAACGATTATTGAAGAGATAAACAAACGAGCCCCTGGGCCACAGTTTGAAGACATAGTTGTTACAGACCCTGACACAGGAAGTGAGGTAACGGTTCCTATTAATTTAGGATCCTTATTTCAATTCTAATGTAATTAGTTATCTCAGACTATTTTCCGAATGGTCTGCGTTATCTGAATACTACGATGGATGGTCTTTATCTGAGATAAAAGGTTTATCTCAAAGAGAGAGAAGCAACTGGCTAGAGGTTGCAAGAGTGCGATATGAAAGGATGAGTAATGGCTAAAGATCCCGTATCGCAAATTTCTAATGTAAACGCTGGTCTAGATCAGACTCTAAAAAAACTTAATGCCTTTGAATCTATTCTTAAAAGGATAGGTGGGGTTGCAACAAAGTCTCTAGACTCAGTAAGTCGAATCCTTATGCCAAGTGTTGGCATGGGTCCTGGATTAAATTTAGGAACTAACAACGCTCAATTTAGTAATGGCGCAGGTGGTACACCTGCAGGTAGTAGCACTAATGCAATGCCTTGGATTTATTCAAAGCCAGGTGCTGCTGGTGTTGCTGGAGTTCAACTTGGATTAGGTCTTGCAGGAGCAGCCTACGGTGCAATGCCAGATCTTGGTATGACTGTATCTCGTGCAACTGGCTTCTACCAGAGTTCACTACGTACTGGTGGAATGATGAACCGTGCAGGAGTTGCTGCGGCCACCTTTAGTGCATTAGGTGGTGGCATAACTGGAGTTGGAGATGATGTAGCCGCAGCGGCAATGCTATCTCAGGGTTATAACTTTATGCCAGGAACATCTTCGTTTAATAGAATGATGCGTGAAGTTGGCGGTGTTGGTCGTTACTTTGGAATGCAGAATGCTACTGCTGCTCAGGCCATTGGTGGATTACGCACTGGAAGAATGGGAGCACAACTTTATCAGTTTGGTATAAATACAACTGATCCAAATACAGGACAACCTCTTTCTACAGAAGCAATTGCTCAACAACTCTATGGTCGTATGACTATGGGTGGAAGAGTAAACCCAACCGCTGAACAAATGGCAACAAACTTACGAGCAGGTTTTGGCTCAGTAGATATGCAGATGTTCTCTCCAGAACAACGAGCCATATTAGAACCAATGCTTATAAACATGGCTGCTGGTAAACCCCTAGGTGATTTAGCAACTCTACCATTTAATGCTGATAATCCATTAAATGCACAAATGAAACTTGCTACCTCAATGACTTCTTTAATGGAGCGTGGTACTGAGCCAATGATTGCTGGCTTTGAATCAGCAGCAAATGCAGCGGCTGCATTAAATGCACAATTAGAAAAATTGCCAGATGGATTTTTTAAAACAAAAGGATTTGTTCAAGGACTTTCAAATACAAATGCTGGAACCGCAATTAGTGGCGTTGTTTCAGGAATTGCTGGAGCAGCAGGCACATTGTTGGCTGCAAAAGGTGTTAGAAGTGCATTTGCCGCTGCTGCAGCACGCTCAGGTGCAGCAGCAATGGGCGGAGCCGCAGCGGCTGGAGGCAATACAGTTGTTTCTGGGGTTACCGCTGCTACTGCTGCAAGGGCTGGACTATCAACGGCTGCAAAACGCATACCTATTCTTGGTGGGGCTATATCAGGTGCTACTGGTCAAGGATTTTTAAGCACTGTTGGTATCGGTGCTGCTGCTGGCGGAGTTGGTGGAGCCCTATTCGGTGGAGTTGGCGCAGTGCCTGGAGCAATTGCTGGCGGTCTTTTATCTGGTCTTGGTTATCTTGGAGGACAAGCATTAAGAAATATGTTTGGAACACCTGCTAATGCAGCACAAACTTCACAAACAGGTACAGCAATGACTGCTGGAATGGATCCAGAACTACTACAAACTTTACAAAATGCTGGTTTTAGTGGAACCTCTCTAAGTACAGCCTATGGAATTGTAAAGGCTGAATCTGGTGGAAGACCTGGAGCAAAAAATATGCAGGGTCTTGATAAATCTTATGGCTTATTTCAAATTAATATGGAAAATAATGATCCACGTAACCCTAATATGGGAGTTAAACGTAATGAAGCCTATTTAAAAAAGTATAAATCAATAGGTTATACAGGTCCAGAAAGTCTACTTGATCCATTTATAAACGCTAGAATTGCGTACGATATTTCTAAAGGTGGAACAAACTTTAATCCGTGGACTACCTATACCAGTGGTAAATATTTACAGCATACCTCTGGCACCGCTTCGGCTAGCATGGGAAACAAAACAGTTAATATAACTGTTAATTTAGCCAATGCGTCGGCAGCAGAAGCCAATAAGTTGGCTAAACAAGTAAAAGACATTTTGTTAAAAGATAAAGACCTTCAAGAAGTGGGAGGTAAATAATGCCTGGAGAAAACAGTAATCCAAATCAATATGTTAAAACTATTGATCAAATCATTGCGGAACGAAATAGTGCTAGAGCAAAAGGCGTGGCTGATGCTGCTGCTGCTAGAGACAAAGCCCGTAAATCAAATCAATTATCAA